CGTAGAGTGGCTGCTATAGCCGTCAGAGCCGCTATAAGTTGTTTCTCCGCCAGAACCAGACGTTGTGCCTTCGGATCCAGAAGTCATTGAGCCGGACGTAGAGTGGCTGCTATAGCCGTCAGAGCCGCTATAAGTTGTTTCTCCGCCAGAACCAGACGTTGTGCCTTCGGATCCAGAAGTCATTGAGCCGGACGTAGAGATGGTAGTATAGCCACCGGTCGCGGGTGATGCAGAGGCATGCCAAGTAGTTTCTCCACCGGTGCTAGTCGTTGTACCTTCGGATCCAGAAGCGTAAGAGCCGCTCTCTGAGGATATCGTGTAAGCGGTGGTTCCCGAAGTCGCCATATAGAAGCCTCCGGCTACTAAAATGCTGCCACTGGTCCCTGACATGGACGTGGTTATAACAGCCATCAGTCTATTTCCTCCATAGCGAGTTTATATCGTTTTCCTGTTTTGTTGTTTCTCACAGTGAGACAATCTTCCTCTTCCACCACGGTCCAATCGCCGCGCTCGTTTTTGAGATGCAAGTCGCCTGTGTATACATTGGCCCAATGTCTAGAAGGGGATCCCAGATCTAGAGAATTGTCCTCTGAAGGTGTAATCGTTGCGGCCGCGGTTATGGCCGAGCCTGATATTATAAAACGCTGTGTGTTGTTTGTCTTAAGCGCGATGAAGTCGGTTTCAAAGTCGATCTGGGTATCTGCCGGATCTCCTTCGAATTCAATATCTCCTAGCTCCCGGGATCCTTTAGAGGTATTATATGCCATTCTTGTCTTCCTTTAAAGTAATTAGTCTCATTATCGCCACAAAGATCCTTCTAGGTTCCTTTTGTACCGATCACCCACCAGTTAGAACCATCTGATTGGAGAGTGCGAGACGAATAATTCATGTTAATATTCATTTCGCCAGTAATATCAATGTTCCCTTCTACTGATTTTATCGTAACGATTCCGGATTTGATGCTGTGCTTCTGTAAATTTGCTTTCTTAATAATTAGTATTCTCCCAATATTGTTACAGGCCGGCGGTAGAACTACTGTTGTCTTTTCTCGATGATGTTGTTGAGTATCGCACAAAATAGTATAATCATCGTCTTGTACCTCATACTCGCTTTCTGTTACCATTTTAATATTCTTGATAACGGCGCCATGGGCTATCATTGCACCTTGTACGTGTAGATGTTTGGTGGAGGTGCTCCCATCTACCTTCAACATTCTCTTTTTTGGATTATATTGTAGTGCCGGCGCCGACGTGAACCCTTTGGGGCCTTTCAGCTGTACTTCGTGAAGAGATCCAGCGGCCTGGGGGACCTTGTCTTTGAGATAATTGTCGTATAAATTAGTTAGGCTTGTACGATAGGTGGCGCGCCGGGATGTATCTCCCACTAGTAAAAAATCAGCATCGCTCAAGTTTTGGCCGCCGCCTTGAATATCCGCAGCCTGGCTGGGATCAACGACGAGTCTATCCGACTTGACAGATAGGCCGCTTTCGCCTCCCAAGCGTACGCCTACTCCTTCTTCTGTTACCTGAAGTCCGTCAGTTGCGTCAACTTGAAGTGCTCCCCGTACAGCATGCAGGCCGCGGCCATGCACAATATGCTGGGCGCCAACTGGAGTGAGAAATTTGTCGCCCGGAAGGCGATTTAACAACTCACCTGAGCCAATAAATTTGCCGGCGCGGACATTCTTAGCCACAAGATCTCCCTCTTCAACTCTAAGGTAAGACTCGGCGCGGATTGTTGATCCCTCATGGGCCAACAGCACGCATCCTTTTCCTCCACCTTGTATTTCTTTAACTGCTACATCTTTCAATGTGGCACACTCGCTCTGAGCACTAGTATCATAGAAGGTCGCAGCATATACCGTGTTTTTAAACTTTTTCCAACCTTCGATCTCTTGATCCCCGTGCTGATCAACCGAACCATCAACCGTTCCCGTTAAAACATTATAGGCCATATTTTTTCCTCATCATCAATAAATAGATTCTGATTTAGTAAACTCTTTAATAAAAAAAGGATGCCCCCCTTGAGGGGGACACCCAGAAATGAAAGCAAGCTTTCAAAGTGTAAAGGATTGGATTACTTGATACCCCATACGTCACTATCCATATAGATGAACGAAACAGAACCGTAATCAGAATAGAGGGCAACCGAGGTCGCTCCATCAATAGTCTGAGAACCTGCTCTGGCAATCGTCAACGTATACGTTGATGTGTTTGACGGAGCCTTAACGACAATAACATCGCCCACAGTCGGAGAAGCTGGAAGTGTCCAGGTTCTTGCGGCTGAAAAGTTAGCCGAACTGAAGTTCGTGCCTTCGGCTAAGGTGCCGGCAGCATCACCATGATCGGTAACAGTGCCACCTGCAGCGTCAGCGTTCAGAACGCCGGCAACCGCGGTAAGACCGGTACCAGCCATGGCAGTAACAAGGTCAGCAATGCTTTCCTTGGCAGTGCTACTATCCGTTGCATCAACAATAGCAATGCTATCGTTAGCAACATCAACAGTTGCACCTGCAAGATCGTTAAGATCAACTGCCCAGTTAGTGACAGCGGCACTTCCATCATAGTCAGTACCAGAAAGACCGGAGTTGGCCGCATCACATTCAAGTGCATTGGTCAACGTAGCAGTAAGAGTACCGCCGGCAATAGTAAGAACATCACTCGCTTGAGTCATGGTCATATCACCACTATCCCAGTTGATAACACCACCTTCGGCAAGGAACAGGTCGCTAAAAGCGGTTCCTGCTTGACCGAGGTAAGCACCATCATTGGCATCGGGCATAAGACCAACAGCAACAGCAGCTGTCGCATCATCACTAATTCTGAATACTTCTGTTCCATCGAACTGCTTGAAGACCAAATCGTCAGCATCAACTTGAAGTTGAATGACAGGCCCATCCGCATCACCGTCCAGATCGAACTTAAGCTGCGGGGTGGCATTATCAGCCATGATAATGTCTCCAGTAATTGAGTCCAACGTAACGTCGGTTGTAGAAGAAAGGAGAAGTGGATTTGCCGAAATGATCAACCCAGTTGTTCCGTCGTGAGTAAGAGTAGCATCGCTACCTACACCCAGAGAAAGAACAGCCGCATCAGTCAAGAGCTTGACATCATTACCCATGATTGCATCCTTGGCAACACTCAAACCACCATCGGTCTGTAAGGAACCGTCGGTTGTAGTAGTGGCATCGGTTGAATCATCAGTTTTGAGAACACCCGAGAAAGTACCCGTGGTGCCTACCACTGCAGCAAAAGAACCAGCGGCAACCGAGGCGGCGCCGATAATGGTACCATCGATGTTACCGCCGTTAATATCGGCAGTAGTTACCGTGCCGAGATCGGCACAAGTTCCGCCGGAGGCAGTCCATGAGCTATCAGCAGCCCAAGTCATCGCCTTGGATGCTGCAGCAGTACCCAAAGTGGTAATGTCGAGATAGTTCATCTCTGCACCGGTTGCTGTAACAGCAGTGCCGCCGTAGGTGAGCCCAGAAGCTGCAACAAAAGCTGCGTTGACTGGATCTCCAGAAGAACCCACATTGATAGCGTAAACTGTTCCACTTGCGTGCATATCAGCGTACGCGGCACCGTCTCCAGTACCTATAGAAAATTGATTATTCGACGTGGGTGCAATGTTACCACTGAGAATCGCCAATCCTTTTTGAAATTTATAAGCCATATTTTAAAACCCTCCATATTATTAGTTTTATATTTAGCTGAACGACCAAAACGCTCCAATCCTCCGAAGAGCATGGAGGCAGGCTGCCCGTCCACCTATAGATAGTTTCTCGAAGAGTCTTGTTCATCAGTAAATGAAGTAGTTACTCGTCCCATCACAATAAAGCGAGATGGATGCATAGGGGGATTCCAAAACTACTGTATTTACACCATCAATTTTATCGGCTGCAGAGCCTGAAATCGTTATGTTGTTGTTATTGGCGTTACCTCCCTCGTCTTTTACGACGAAGGTCTGCCCAATGGCAATGGTGGAGGCCTGGGGGAGCGTTATCTTCACCGTAGAAGAGGTGGAGTCAACCCCCAGATAATAATCTGTGGCCAGCACATTATAATCACCGGCAGCAATGGTGCGTTTAAGGATGAGGCCGCCACTGAGGTGAGAAGCACCGGCGACCGAAAGCTCTACGCTCGGAGTTGCACTTGAGCCAATCTGTATACTGCTTGTCGTATATGCTGCAGCATCACCAACTTCTGTAAAAATTCCTCCGCCGGTGCCTCCGCCGGTACCGGGCACGTTGGTAAGGTAACTTCCGTCTCCATAAAAGAACGAAGCCGACACCCCCACACTGGACGTTAAATCGCCCGTTATGTTGAGAGTAGTGCCGTCAAAGGTGAGGTTGCCTTCACAAGTTAAAGTGTTGGCATCTCCCCCTACATTAGTAAGAAGGGCGTTATTGGTCGCATTCGAAACGCGAGGAACATTGATGACCAAGGCACCATCAGAGGTGCTTAGATTCCCCGATACGATATTCGCTTCGACGATCGTAGTACCCGGAATATATTCCTGTGCGGCAATGAGTGTGCCGGATATGGAATTGTACGCCATTCATGGAGCCTCCCTACATATAATTAGAAGACAAACCAGTTGGTACCATTGGAATATAGATTAATAGCCGGCATTGTACCAGCTAGGTTATAAGAAGCTTCGCCATCGATGGTTTCGCCAGAGCCCACAGAAGCTGAAATAGTAATGCTGCCTACGCGGGCTGCGACCTCATCTTTAAGAAGATATACTGCGCCGGCTTGGGCTACTGATGCACTATGAAGTCTGATTTCCACGTCTCCCGCGGCGGACACTCCGTAAATATAGCTTGCGTTGGAGGACGTTACACCGGTCGCGGAGATGCCTGTATACATCCCACGAATACCGGCGGAGTACGCCTGATCATTAGCAATATCTACGGTAAATGTGGGGAAGAGCCCTACTTTTCCTATAAAAAGGCTGCCTGTTCGGACATGTACGTCGTCATTGCTATCACCAAAATAGGTAGATCCGGTCGCATCCACTTCTGCGATGTCTTTAATGTGGTAATGGCTGGCTGAAACTGTTCCAGAAACAACCAAAGTCCCCGTAAGGACTAGAGTGTTGGCTGCGTATCCGCTCGTAGACGAACTGTGATACATGAAGTTGACCGTGCCGCTGGTATTACCAGCGCCGCTCATAAATTGGACCGACCCTGTCGGCCCGTATGCGCCGCCGTCGTCACTTCCTGAATCAGCGCAATTTATATATGCCCAGCCAAACTTAGCCATGGGCCTATCCTACCCCTGCTGAACCTGACCAACTTGGACCTGTCGAACCGCTTGTTCGAACTGGTAAAATAGATGTAAGGCCGGCAGATATTTCGACGCCATCGCAGAGGGCGCTGACATCAGCGATCCATATTTCTGATACTTTTACTTCGAGGCGGGGAGAAGATGTTCCAGATAGGACTGTAAAGTAGTTGGTGCCTTTGACACCGTTTTGAGAATATCCAACCTTGACGTCGGCGCCTGCTGTGGTGGAATGATTGTTAATCACTACCCACCGTGTTACATACGGAAACTCTACCTTTTCAGCTTCGCCGGGCGCAATGCCGCCGCTCGTAAAGGGTTGCCCGCTAACTTGATATGCACCAACATGATTGATGCCGACATGCGCTTCCCATGATGGGTTCCAATTAGCCATTAAAAATCCTCCAATATTCGTCTTTGATTATAAATAGTCATCTTTTTCTTCTATTACGCCTTTCTTGTGCTCTTATTCTTTTTTGTTTTTCGCGCTCTTCACGCCGAATGGCACGCTTTCGCTTTTCTTTCTTTGCCACGGAGGGCTTTTTATGAAATTGTTTTTCTTTGTAAAGTTCAATAACCTTGGCTTTTTTGCATTTTTTTATAAAACGCCTGATCATCTTTTCAGGATTATTTCTGCATTGGCGGTCCCTTACCACCACGTGTGCTGCCTTATTTGCCATTTACCACCTATTTGATCGCCTTCCAAACCTTGGAGGCGCCCCCCATTAGTCCACTAATATCTACTCCGGCGTCAGAAGCATTTCCCAAATCCACAGTGCCGGCACGAGGGGAAGTGCTTTCCCTCGCCGTCAGTGGAATTGTGTTTTCAAATAAATTAACCCCGTTGTACGCATCCGCCCCAATTGAATCCATGAGCTTTTTCCGTTGTGCCTTAATCTTTTTGCGGGCAACGGCAGCTTGTTCGTTTATTGTTGCTGCAGCCGCGGGCGGCTCAGCGCTCTCCACTATGAGGGCTGGGCCGGCTTGCATTCCGCGTGCAACTTCGGTAACTACGCTTGATAAAAGGCCTTCTTCTATTAAGATTTCATTTATGCATTCCTTTACTAAAGGTTTAATTATTTTTTTTAGATCTTCTTTTTTCATATTACTCTCTTTTTTTCTTTGGTCTTCGGACTGGCGGTTTTGAACCAATCGGCTCTGTTGGTTTCTCTGCATAAGCGCGCTGCCACGCTTTTGACATTTGCGGGGAGAGTTTACCTTTCTTCGTGATTTCGGGGGTCTCCTCGTCACTCTTAGCCGAAATGGGCTCTTTTAGTTTTCCAGTCTTCTCTAACGCGCTATAGGCCAAGTCTGCGGCAGCTTTGGCGCCTTTGCCTGCTACTACACCAGCCCAGTCTAGCGAACCTAAAACCGTTGCAACAACCTTATAGCTCCATGGGTACTTTTGATTCCATTCGTCCAAGAAATCAACATATTTTTGGCTAGCCTCATAATGTCCCTGGGCCCAAGCGCGCGTTTCGTCGCTCATCCCCGGTGACCGGGCTAGCAATTTCATAACTCCATTCCAACCCCGTATAAGCGGAACAATGCTCAAACCTATTAGAGCACCTTCATTTAGATCCTCTTCTTCTAAACCGCCCGGGGCCGCGGGTGGTGCAGAAATATCTTCTTCATCTTCTTTGTGTGGCAGCATATCATCCACATTTTTAAGAGAGCTGCCGCGGCGCTGGGGGCCTTTCTTTAAGAGTGTGCCCATTGAGCGCTTTAGGCCAGGTACAGATTTGCGTGATGGCTCTTCTTCGAGCACATACTTATCCCAGTTTTCTTTAATGGTCTTGTATTCGTTATTGCTCATCATTTAATATCTCGTTTAGAAGACGGTTAATTCTATCACCTTTTGTAAAAATGTTTGGTTCTTTTAAATCTTTTGCTTCCTTCATCATGTAGGCACCGGGAGTGCTGGGTTCAGAAACAAAGTCGAAGCAAATAAGTTGGAAATCATCTTCGACAATGGTTTGCCCGCTGCCCTCACTGACCGATCCCATACCTCGGGAAGATATCCCCAAGCTGACGCCCGACTTTACCAATTCTTGCAAAACCTGGCCGGAAGGCGTATCGAGAATCTTCACTTTACCCATGACATCTTTATTATTCCACCAAATTTCGGTCACTAAGTGGGAGGCATTCTTTAAGTTGATCACTGAGTCATCGGGGTGATCGAGTTCTCCCAGGGCGCGCCGCTCTTGGACGAGCTTCTTATAGTTCTCTACTTCTCTCATCAAGACGCGATGTGGATAAACGCGGCCATTCCCATTCTGCGTGTCGGATTTTTGCATTATACCAGATAAAATCATACCCCCGTTTGCTACATACCTCTTTTCCTCTTCGGTTAAAAGGTCCTGACAAACGCCGCCTTCGCACAGTTCATAATACTCTCTTAATAATACTTTACCCACACCTAACTCCCTTTACAGCAATGTCGGACTGGTTGAAGCATCCATTTTTGTATCCAAATGTTTATGTTCATATTTGATCCCCTCATCTCCAAAAATCATGTTTAAAATATATGACGTCCCTGATGATAACCACCCTAAAAGAAAGAAATTTACAACAGTAATGTCAAAACTAAATAGTTCTGTAAACGGAGAAAGTAGCATTAAAAGCCACCCCACGTGAAAACCCATACACATGGGACAGTGAAATACTTTCCCGTAGCCGCCGGCGGCTTCTTTGCATGGGCGGATTCTCCGCAGCCATGGCAGGTCGCTATACACCAAGATTTGTGTGAGCCCATAAGCACACAACACAAAAGTTAATAATTCCATTTATGCCTCCCTTTGTTTTTCAGCTACCACGTCTACTAGTCCCATGGCGAGGGCCATACCATCGGCAACATCTGCTTGGCTGCTAGCGCCTACTAGCTCCATAGCCCCTTTTATTAAATCAATATCCCCCGCCACATCTCCAGTTCCGCTTAGGCCTTTGGCTACCATGGCCAGCGCCAGGACGGGGCCTCCATACTTTATAAGCTTCTGGAAAGTAGGAGACTGCGCCAACATGTAGGCGTGTGTGCCGGCGGCTAGCCCGAAATCTTGAAGTATTCCCTCGTCCTGCAGGGCGGGGAGGGGGCCGGCAGCGCCTGGTTGGGTCGGCTGGTGGGTCCGCTTTTTGGCTTCGTCTTCTAGGCCAACTACCAACTCTGCAGCTGCTTTGATTTGTGGATCCCTTAGAAGTGCTGTCAGCACTCCTTGTAATTCGTTTCTGTCTGTTGTCTTTGAAAGCTTCTGGAGAAAATCCTCTGTAGTTGCTGGATTCTGCTTTAGCTTGTCTACATTTTCCATGAGCCGATAGCGGTCCCAGCCTTCCATTATTAGTTTCATTTCATTCACGACAGGCGATCCCCTTAAACCGTATACAGATAATTCATTGAATAGGGATCTCTTACAAAGCCGGTGCGGATGGAACCTTTCTGCGAGGCTTGAGGGACTTCTCCTAATTCTGTGGAGTCTGCTTTATCGGGATGTATGAGTTCGTCGTCGGCCATAGAAATGATAGCTTCTGTTTGTTCAAAGTACGGGCGTTCTTCCTCAATAAAGTTTGAAATATTGATAAGAGCCAACTTGGGGGCGCTAACAGTATCTTTGGCCGGCTCCTGCAGGATTGCCTCGAACGCTCCAAAAAAGGCGCCCGACTGAATGGACTCAGGCAAAATAAGCCCTTTTTTTTGTAGATAACTAAATAATCTATTCTGGGCACCGTATACTAAATCATTCATAGTCTCTTTAGGAAACGCCACTACCTTATTTTTGGACGACGAAAGAACAATATCAATGTCTCCGTGATCAAAAATCATCACATCTCCATCTACACTCTTGCGAGCATCTATTTCTAAGCGCACCTTCTTTGCGGCCGCACCCTGACCTATCCTAATCACTACTGCCATCAAAAATATCCTTTACAATCTGTTGTGTTTTGAGTACGGTGGACAGCACCTCTTCATTTATATCTGCCCTTGTGTATGTCTCTAATTTCGTAATCAGCTTCTTGGTTTTTTCTATCATGGAGCGGTCTGTCTTTATAATTTCTTCGGATGTGGCGGCCTCTAGCTTCTGTTTCAGCCGCAGTATCTCTTCATTAAGAAACACCTTAAGTGCCAAGGCATTGTCCGAAAAAGAGCTTATGTAATGAGAGAGCAGGTGGCGCTGTTCATCAAGCAAATTATTATCATATTTTGTATTAAATTTCCCAACAAACGAGTGGTATACCGCATTATCAATTTTAATGTTCTCAGGGGGCAGCGGAGATGAAAGCAACATCTCTTCTACAATCTGAGTTTCGAGAATTATTTTATTTTTGGGAGAGGTTTTCTCAGAGAATATTTGATCGATGGTAGCTAATGTTTTATAGTTGGGCACGTAATTGTTAAACACAGTAGCCGAAATTTCTTTATTAATGTCATCGATAAGGCATGTTTGACTTTTGAACAGCGCTTGTGTATTAAGCCTCTGTTTTTGATTTTTAGCTTCTTGAAGAATCTTTTCAGAAGTAAGGCGGTCTGGTGCACGTGACTCATATAACGAACGATAACACTCCAAATCGCGCCGGAGAAGTGAGTCAGTTTTAAAATGCTTTTTAATTAAGCCCACCACCTTCTTCTGCTTTTTTTCTTCTTGGCGCAGAATCGCCAAGGTTCCTTCACGCAGCAGTGCCTCGTAAACAAAGGCCGTGTTTCTTTTTTTATTGTGCTTTATTTTCATCATTTAGCTCCGTGGGGGTATCTTCCTTGGTTTCTAATCCCTGCAGTAGATTTCGGATTGAGTTGTTTATTTCGAACAATTTATTTTCTTCAACCTTTTCTTGTACGTTATAAATAGAATGGTCATCTTCATAAATACCACTTGCGGTACTACCCATTGTCGATAAAGCACGGAGATCCGAATATCCGGGCATTATATTTCGCATGGTGCTGCTGCTTTTTTCTTTAGAATGTTTAGCTGCATATGAGCGGCTTCTAGCTCCAGCACCTCTCTTGTCAACCTTAACTGGATTATAAACTTTGCCCTTGGCTCCAGGCGTTAGGCGAGGGGCGTTTCTGGATCCCGGGGGTACTGCTAATAGTGGGGACTCTTCTTCAGCGCCCCCTTCGGGACCGCCGGCGGCTGCAGCAGGCATTTCTTCCGGGCCGCCTCCTAACTCGGTATCCAAATCACCACCCAGATCCATATCGCCACCGCCCAAATCACCTCCAAGGTCGCCTAGAGCGCCACCGGTTTCGCCGGCTGCCGCGGCTTCTGCAACTTGTTGCAGTGAGGCATCCTGTTTGCGATCATAGAACATCTCGCGCTGATTACGCACAAAGTCTTCGTGAGACATTCCAAAAATCTTCTCTGTAACCCATCGGCGGGAAAAGAAGCCTTCAGTGGCTGACGCTGCAATATCGAACTTTTGCTTCCAGTGCTCGATTTCCTGCAATTCTGCAATCTTGGAAGGATTGTTCAGTGAAAGTTCAAAGGCCAAAAGATCGTCTCCGCGGAAACCCAATGTGTACAAGTGGATAATTCCAATCTTAGTAAGCTCGGCAATAATAACGCGCTGCAATCGTTGGATTGTGCGTGAGAAGCGGATGTCTTTTTGTGCTAGCGTCGTCTTATCTTCTTCGGCGCCTTCTCCCATCGTTAAATATGATTGGGGAATCTTCAAAGCGGAGAAGAGTTTGTCTCTTAGATATTTAACATCATCAATTTGGGTAATATTTTGGGCGCCAGGCAAAGAAGTGATATCAGTAGCAGATCCAGGGCGCACAGGGATGAAGTAATCTTCTTCAATGGACATCGGGTTATAGCGCAAATCTACTCGGCCCGAATCAGCATCAACTACTGAGTGGCGTTTAAGCTGGCCTACGACCTTTTCCATATATTGCTCGACATCTTGAGGCGGAATGGCGCCTACATCGATCTTAAACACACGACGTTCCGAAGAGCGAATAACTCGATAAGCCATCATTGCATCTTCCATAAGAGTGAGTTGGCGCCATATACGGCGGGCTGGCTCAAGAATAGAGGTCCCATAGGGAGCATACTTGTCGTTGCCCAAAATACGAAAGTGGGCGATCTGCCAATTTTCAAATGTCATCCCGGCGGAGTTCCATTGATATTGGATATAGTTAGGGTTGGTAGAGTCCTCTCCCTCTAAGCGCTCTACCTCCGCCGGCGGTAATGCAATAACAGATTGCACTCCATACTTTTCATCGATGTCGAGATACAGAAAGAAATCACCATACTTACACATGGTGCGCGCCCATCCGAATAAATTGTATTCAAGATTTAAAATATTAGTATATAGAATTGCCAACACTGCTTTGAGTTCCTCGTTAGGGCACTTGATGTTCAGCATAGGACGCAAATCAGAGTAGGTCGTCATTTCATCCGCATAGATATCCATAGTAGAGGCTATCTCAGGCATGTATTCCATCTGATCAAAATCAACATACCGTTCGGTTCTTCGTTGATTTTGAATGGCATTGGACGCAATATTATCTAAAGGGTTATAAATAGATTTTTTAAACTGCTGTCCTGACGCTGTCCTAAACCGGGATGAAAATTTATCGAGGTGCTGGCGCCGGATGCGACGTCCACTCTGGGACCTATAGTTAATAATAGGCCCAGAGAACAAGCGCGTGAGCGCTTTGAATAGTGTCGCTTGGCGATTTTTAGGGTTTTTATCTACTGGCATCTGGTTCTCACTTTATTATCCATTTGTATTGATCATACAATTTTTTACTATCATTCATTTTATCAAGGATGTTGTCTTTTTTGTAGCCATGTTGTCCTTTAATTTGAGTGTTCATACTAGTTTTGGTGGTATAGATGGCATCTAAAAAGGCTTTCTGGTAGTTTAGTTCGCGGGCATTTGCTTGCAGTGCGGTGTCTCGCACCCAACATGCGATTGCTAAAGCCATAATTAAATCATCATTATAACCTTTCATTGCTTGTGGTTTCCCGTTCTTCCAAATAAAAGTCTTCATCTCGTTAATAGTGCGAGAAGAATATACTTTAATTAGTTTATTTCTGATAAACTCCTCCAATTTGGCTATTATGAGTGGGCGCGTTTTCATCGTAGTGGTAAAGCCGGGAACAGAATTTGTGAGCGCGTCGGCCTGATATTGTTCAATATATTCGTGAGTACTCTTGATTGAGTGGTAAACATTGGGATACGCGTATTCTATAAGCTTGTTCAATACTGCGTATCCGATGTTGTTATTTTCCACCACAACCATACAATTCCCAAATTCGCGGCCTACTTGATTAAGCATACCTGCATACATATCCAAGGTTGGCTTGCCTTGATACTCTCCCACCACTTCTAGTGTTTCTAGCTTGATGATGTGGAAGGTTGAGTAATCTGCTCCATCACCCCTCGCAACGTCCGCCACCAACAAATAATTGCACGTCGGATCAAACTCTTCCCAGATCCAAAAATTACGATCAAAGCCGGCCCGATGTTTGGGCTCACGTACAGCTGCTAATAACCATTCCATACATTCAGGATCAATCACTGTTTCACCAGAAGTGTTGAAATTGCACTCAAGCTCTTGGGCAATTTGCCTCTTAGACATATTACGTGTTTCTTTGAGGTACCAGGCCTGATCTCTATCCGGGTGGACATCCCAGGTCAGAGTCGTGAGATGAAAGTTATTTGTACTGTTTTGGGCTTCGACGCATGTTTTATGAAACCAATTTCCCACCCCATTGGGGGTCGAAAGCGCGATACAGCGACCACCGGTGGAAAGAGTGGGATACAAGCCGGTCCACAATTCTTCAAGGCCATCGATGTGTGCGGCCTCATCCAAGACGAGCAACGATAGGGCTTCTGATCGGCCGGCGTCCCCGGACGTAGAGGCGGCTTTAATAGAAGAGCCATTAGATAATTCAAACGATGTTCGATTGTCTACGCTGATTTCTGCTATCTTGAGCCAAGCCGGAATATTGCGCATAATGCTCTTTACTTTTTTAACAAGGTTTCCCGCGGTGGCAAACTTTGTGGCCATAACCAAAATGGCTTTGTCGCGATGAAACAACATCATCCACACTATGTAGCCTGCCGTGATGGTAGAGATACCCAGTTGGCGTGCTTTTAAAATAACGTTAAAGCGATAATCATTAAAATCTTTTAACAGGCTATCTTGAAAATCATAAGTATTAAATAAGATTAGTCCATGTAACGGATGAGAGATGCGCGCATAATTATTTAAAAAATAAACGGGATCCTTACCGCATTTTACTATTTCTTTTAGTCTCTGCTTTTTGTCTAGTTGAAAACTCATACATCTTTCAGGGCCGCTATAACTTCTTCACGATTGGCAAGATCGCCTTCGCCATCTAATACTATAATCTCTTCCATGCCATCTTTACGAACCATATCAATTAGCTCGTTGTCTGGCATATCCTCGAAGCCATGCGGATCTAACACATTATACATCTCGTCTCCGCCGCCCATATCGTGATAATGACCCTCAGCTATCACCTCTTCAATTAAAGACATCAATTCTTCAAGTTTGAAGCCGGCTGTTGGGCGTCCTTCGGCGCCGGGGGAATAAAGCGTCTCCTCCCCGGGGTAGTCTTCGTCTCCGGGAGAAGATAGTTCGACTCCGGGAAGCTTTTCAAAAACCGTTTGAAATAGCTCAGCCACTGCTTCGGGATCCATCCCTTGGATTAAAGCCAATAGTTGGTCTTCGACGGGGGCTCCGGAGTCAGCTTGGAACCCCCGATATTCGGTCTCCTGAGCATCATCACTTGGGATATCCATTGGATAAGTCTCACTCGAAGTCACATCTGACTGATCCGGGGCCGGAGGTACCTCGGGCGGATCTGGAACATCCTGCTCGTCATCGTCCATCCAATCAGGCTTGGGGCCGCCTTTAATGTGGGCTATCAAATCATCAACTTGAGATTCGTCGATGCCCGTGTCGCGAGCATACTCTTCTACAATAATACGATAAAGTTCATGACGGCTAACTTTCATGTTTACTTCTTCCTAGTATCGTTTTTAGGTCGCTTGCCGCCGGCACCGTTCCACCCGCCTTGATCAAGAAAGCTTTTCCAGTTACGCTCGGCAGGAGCAGTTGACCCCTCGGAATTATTCATCTCTTCGTTTAGGCCGCCTACTTTATAGTGCTTCTTGGCTTGCACCCATGAGCGAACACGCGAAGAGTTTTGTACGAGAACGTCTACCTCTCCTTCCTCGGTCAAAGTAACTGAGTTGCCAGTAACCTTCTTGTACTCTTTCTTAAGCCAGCCGGCAATATCTGTTAGACGCTGATCTATTTCGGTTTCGAAGCCTGACGTATATACTTCTTTTAGCTGAACTTCGGATTGGTATGAGAGGCACATCATGTCTCCATAGAACTTGACATTGAAGCCATCCATAACACGCTGATCGATAAGGGCATCCCCCTCCTCCCTGCGTAGAATACCATCATTGACTGGCTCATAATCCTCGCCCAAAGCACCGTCATAAGAATTGGCGGCGGCTTGAGAAAGTCCTTGGATAATTTCGTAAACTGTTGACATTAAACGTCTCCCTTTGTTTCGTTATATTGTAAATAGTGTTTAGTAGATGAAAGGTCTTCTGTTGATTCGGCAACTTCTTGAGATTGCGGAGTGGCCGCGGCGTTTGGAACCAGTTGTTTTTGAAGAATTTTCATTACACGCTGGATTACCATCTTCTTGTTGTTTAACTCCACTCCTGGTAACTCAGCGATTTGCAATACAAATTGGTCAATCTGCTGAACGATCCCTCTTTCCAAGTTCGACAGCTCGGGGTTGGCGGCTTTTCTTTGTTCCTTGCCGGAGGCCGCAAAACTGGCCGCGCCCATCGAGGCGGTCTTCACTCTTTGCGGCTCATCTTCAATTTCTTCTATCACTTCGCTTATTATTTCTTTAAGCATTTTTGAGGTTAGTATCATCGGGCCGCCATCCTTTTTTCCATCTTTCTTCTCTATCTTCAACATACTGAATGTAGCACTGGTGGCAACAGTCGAATTTAATGAAGCACACATCATCCATGGTCTTTTTGGGAAATTGTCCGCAAACTGAACAACCCTTTAAAGACTCTCTATTAAGTAGTTTTTTTGATATCTTAATACCATTAATGTCAATTTTATCCTGCCACTCTTCATTTTTCTTCGTTTTTTGATAAAACTCTTTCATCTGTTTAAGATACTCTTTCTCTTTGGTTTCTGTCCAACCTGCGCTTGGGTTCGCGATCGCGGTGGGGCCATATTTTTTGGCAATCGCCCTCTCTACAGCCGCTATTTGATTTAAATTCTTATCTTTCATTGAATACCTTATACGCCCCATACGCTCCTGCGGTGCCGACAACCACTCCGCCGGCGAACCAAATCCATTTATTGCGTGGAGATGTCTTTTTTAATGATTTAACGAGCGATTGAATTTCTTTGTCCTTCTGCATTATAAACAAATCGTACTCATTTGTTAAAGCCTTGTACTCAATTTTGAGTGACTCCAACTCATAACGATGAAGTTCGGCTTGTTTGCTTAGTTCGTACTGCACGACATTGTTGCATGCATATTGAAACCTGTCGTATCCCGATAGAACCTGTCCGATTCCTTGTTTGTTGAAAAGAACCCCCTCGAAAGGAGCACACTGATTCAGCCCCAGAATTGTGAATTGAGCCTCTTCCGCCTGAGCGGGAGAAGAGACCATCAACAATATACTAAGGAGCCACATACTCAATTCCAAGGGTTGTTTCTATATCTTTAATTAGTCCGTCTTTGTCTTCGCTGAATTTTCTTGAGTATTCTTTAGATTTCTTGGCGCGCTCTTTTTCTAATTCGACTAAGGTTCTTTCGTAGTCTTCCTCGATATTTGCCATTGATTCTAAAAAGCTCTCCATCAATAACCGCTTATCTTCTATCTCTTTTCTATGAATTTCTTTAAGACCTTGTATTTGAGCCTCGTTGGATTCCACCATAGTAGTATATGCCGATTCCATCAAATGATAATCGTATCGCGTTTTTAACACAATGACAGCCGCCAATAATGCTATAGCAATTAATTTCCAGTGCTTGAGGGCGAATGCTAATATTTTCTTCTTAAGCATTGTGCCCCCGCAATCTAGCAATGCCATCAATAATCGTTTGGCCTCCAATATAGATTGCTGAAATAATCACCCAGTCTTCGCTGGTAACATGCCCAGTAAAGGTTAGCCCCGTGGCTGTTGCCCACACCATTAATTTACGCGACGTCAATTTTGACAACCATGTGTCTACGAACGCTTTTGTTTGTGCCATTATTTTTCCTCCAATTGGTAGTTCAGCCTGAACCTTCTTGTTCCGGTCAGGTCTTTTCTTCTACCTGTGACTTACACATTTCTTCCGCTTCGGATGCGGATAAACTATCTGCTCGTTGGGATGCGGGCTTGTCTTTTTGTGCGCATGCCCAACGACGTTGTTTTTCGGAAGATACTTCTCCCATAAAGGGGTGTGCTTGCTTGCAGCTTTCGCCAGAGTGTTCTTCCTCTTCTTGCAAGGGCGGCTCCTCTTGCGCGGCTGTGTCTATTTTTGGTACCACTTCCATCACGGTTTGTAAATCTGGAATAGCTATATTGTTGACGAAGACACTGCTTGTTTTTTCGTCCAATCCCAAATTCATCAAAAATATCATGGCCCGGGCTTGAACTTGTGAGTCTAATTCGTCTTCCGGGGTTTCTATCTCCGGGCGCCCGAGCGCGCTTAGACCCGAGGCCATCCCTCCCATGGCCCCAATATGGCTTCCGATCTCTTCGAGCACATCAAGCTCTTCTTTGATGATCTGTTTAAGTTGGGACTTGGTGATTTTCATAGCATCGTCTATCCTAACATGCTCGCGATAACTTCAAGCTCTCCTTGCAGGTGCAATAAAGAATTCTTTGTCTGATCGTCTGCTCTGCTGGCTAAAACGGCCACCTCTCCGGCGAGATCGAGAAGTCGGGCGCGAGGGTTGCCGTCGCCTTCTTCTACATCTCTTTTATATGCGGCGCCCATTCCACGATATTGTCCTGCGACAGGCATGTGGTGTGCTTCTTTAACGGCCTGGGTGCCGGTGAGGTTAGCTAACTCTTGTGCGCTGAACTGTTTTGCTCGGCATTCTGTTTCGCTACATAGTGTTCCAAATCCAGACTCTTTATCAATCTTCCATGTGTCACCATTTGCATCCGTAACTTTGAGCATTCCACTTTCTTCTGCTTCTTGAGAAGCAGCCGGCGTTCTAAAATCTTCTACTGAGTCTCCAGCATGGGAAACCGCCGGGGCTACTGCGCCCGCTAAGGCGCCGGCCATGGCGGCGCGGCCGCCCCACTTCTTAAGCACCTTGGGAAGAACCTCATCAATCTGCTGTGGTGTTAATTGCATGTTTACTAATTCTTCATGAATGATATGCTGAAGAGCTGCTTTCGCCTTGTTGTGAGGCGCAGGGGGTGGTTTAACTTGTGCTATCTCTTCTTTAATGATCTGCTTAAGTTGTGATTTTGTAATTTTCATTTTAAAGCAATCCTTGTAGTTTTGGTTTCACTGTGGGGTGTGCTTCCAAAAACGCTGGTAACGACTTGTGGACGCTTTCTTCGTCGCAACTCCCACCGTACCACTCTTCAAAGAGCGCAATGGCATTAACTTTTTCTAGCTCTCTTGTCTTAATTCCGGCATGGCGCGCAATGTGAGAAAGTGTTTCCCCGCATTTTTCATTTACCTCTTGAACGTCTACGATGGTTGGGCTTGATAGTGTTCCAATCCATGACTTAATTTTATCTAATATTTTCATGTTGCTAATCCATTCAAATACCCTTCAACAACACTCATCAGCGTACGCACAACTTCTGTGTGGGGGTCGGGATCGACGGATTTCCATTGTGATGGATCCCCTTGCTCGGGTTCGCCGA